CACCACTATACTACAGTGATTACGACTATACTCATTGGCTTGTTGCTCCAACACCTGATTTAGCATATACGTTTGAAGTATTATACTACGAGCGTATTCAACCCTTAGACTCTTCGAACCAGAGCAACTGGTTTACCATCTATGCCCCCCAAGCATTACTGTATGGGTCTTTGTTGCAAGCCATGCCATTTCTGAAAAATGATGAACGTATTCCAATGTGGCAATCGCAGTATGATGCGATTATGGCGACGTTGGCTGAGGAGGACAAACTCCGCATTGCTGATCGTCAGGCCATAGCCGTTGATAGTTAAGGACTAACATGAGTTACAACTCGCCATTCACAGGCAACGTCATCCAACCCACGGACGTCTCTTTCCGCGCCATTACGCTGAGCGCCAATACCCAGCTCGAGTGGCCTATTAATGGCAACGCTACTGATGACTACGCGGCTCGTATTATGCAAGTCACAGCGTCAGCGTCTAGCCTTAGCCTTTATATGCCCCCCGCCAACCAAAGCTCTGTAGGGAACGACGCGCTGATCCGAAACGTCGGAGCTAACACCTTTACGGTCAAAGACTACGCGGGCACCAATACGATCATCTCAATTGCCGCCGGAGAGTCCAAGTATGTTTATATCACAGCGAACCCTACGACGACAGGTACATGGGGTAACATCGCTTTTGGCACTGGGACTTCTTCTGCCGATGCTTCCACATTGGCTGGATACGGACTGGTCGCAAGCGGCTTAACGCTGAATCAAAGTCATCCAGCGCAGACCCTTGTGACTGCTGGAACCTTTGCCGTAGCAGATAGAGCACAAACCTCGGTGTGGACTGGAGGAGCTGGTACTTACGCTCTCCCATCAGCTTCGACCATTGGAAACAATTGGTTCACGTTGTTTAAAAATAGTGGTACAGGTTCGATGGTGATATCAGCCGCTGACAACATTGATGGCGCAGGAACGAAGACCTTTGCGCCTAACGAGTCTGCTTTTATTGTTAGCACTGGTGTTACTTATTTAACCGTCGGTTATGGTGTCAGCAATCAGTTTTTCTACACGTCTTTGGTTAAGGCTGTAGTTACAGGGTCGTACACTTTAACTTCGAGTGAAGCGGCGAACACCATTCAAACCTACTCGGGAACTTTGACCGGTAACGTGACAGTCGTTTACCCACCAGTTGTAAACTTATATGTGATTAAAAACTCCGTAGTGGCAGGAGGTTTTACACTCACAGTTGGAACCGGAGTCGGTACATCCGTCGTTATCCCTTCTGGTCAACAGGTAACTTTGGCTTGCGACGGAACTAACTTCTTTAATGCCAATACGTCTCAAGCTGGGTCAATAACCACAGTTTCTTTATCTGATGGAACTGTTGGTGCGCCCTCTTTGAGCTTCGCTAGTGAGGCTACCACTGGTATTTACCGTGCCGGTGCTGGTCAATTTAACACCGCTATATTGGGTGTTGTGAGGTCCACGTTATCGGCAACAGGTTTGACGATTGCTGGGACTGGCACTTTTACTAGCGGCGTGGCAGGGGGCACCTTCTAATGACCAAAAAGGTCTTCGCCCTAGATACTAAACCCGGCGTACAACGGGACGGAACCGTCTTCGACGCGAACTGTTACCAAGACGGTCGTTGGGTCCGTTTCCAGCGTGGACGTCCGCGCAAGATCGGCGGATATAGAGAGATAGTGGACGGCTTAGCGGGACCATCCCGTGGGATATACCTGAACCCGCAACAGAATTTTAACAATGTATTTAATGGCTACTCTGGTGGTCTACAATTACTTCCAATTGACAATACGGGCGTTGGGGCTGGTATCACTGACATGACCCTTACCGGATTCTCGGCTAACACGGACAACGTGTGGCAGTTTGATACATTTTACGACGTCAGCGGGTCCGGTAATAACCTCCTGCTGGCGCACCCCGGGCAGAACGGCTCGCTAATTGATAATAATGTTAATACTCCAGTATTAGGTGGAACTATTACAGGGACTAGCTTATCCCCGATTGGCGTATTTACACAAGTCGCGGCTACGATCACCTCAGGATCGGCCAACATTACGCTTTCTACAGCGAACGTTCTGATTGGTGCAGGTCAGGTGGTAACTGGTACCGGGATACCTGCCAGCACGACTGTGGTCTCGATTAGCACTACTGCGCTAGTGATTTCCGCGCCAGCCACGGCCAACGGTTCTTCGATCACGTTAACATTCAATAATAGTGTATCGGTATCGGGGGGCGTTGTAACGCTTCACCCCTACGTGTTCGTGTATGGTAACGACGGACTGATCCGAAACAATTCGGCTGGTAATGCAAACGATTGGGTATCGGCTGACGCGAACGAAGTGTCCGTCGCCACCGGCAAGATCGTGCAAGGCCTTCCAGTGCGCGGTGGCTCTAACGCCCCGTCCGGCCTTTTTTGGAGCTTGGACTCGCTGATTCGCGTGTCCTATATCGGTGGCGTTGGCACTCCCGCGCAGTTCTGGCGTTACGACTTAATATCGAGCCAGTCTTCGATCTTGTCCTCGCAGTCCGTAATTGAGTACGACGGCATTTACTACTGGTGTGGTGTTGACCGGTTCCTGCTTTACAATGGTGTGGTGAAAGAAATCCCGAATACGTTTAATCAGAACCACTTTTTCGACAATCTGAACTATAGTGCTCGCGAAAAGGTGTGGGTCACTAAGATTCCGCGTTTTGGTGAGATTTGGTGGTTCTACCCTCGCGGTACTGCTACTGAGTGCACAGATGCGGTCATCTACAACGTGCGCGAGAATATTTGGTATGACTCAGGCGAAGCCTTAGGTGCTCAACGCTCAGCTGGTTACTTCTCTCAGGTCTTTCACTACCCAATTGCGGCCGAATGGAATTTAAATGCGTCGGGGGGTATTCTCACCGCGACTATCACCAATGCGGGGTCAGCCTATACCAACGGTACCTACAACAACACAGCACTTACGGGTGGAGCCGGAACTGGGGCAACGGCCAATATTACAGTAGCTGGCGGTATTGTGACTACGGTGGTCATTAATGGCCACGGTATTAACTATGCGGTCGGCAACACTCTCTCCGCGACTATAGCTGGTGGTTCGGGGTTCGTGCTCACTGTAGCTACGCTGATGAATTTCGTGTCGCTATTTCAACACGAAATCGGAACGGACAAAGTGGTAGGTGTTGCCGCATTAGCGATTGAGTCGTACTTCGAGACTAACGATCTTGGGTGGGTGGCTGGCGGTCCTTCGCAACCCGCTCCGGTGGGCGACAATAAGTGGTTACGTTTGGAGCGTGTCGAACCCGATTTCATCCAAAGCGGCGACATGGAACTGTACGTCACTGGACGTCCGTTCGCACAATCAGCCGACGTTACAAGTTCAGCCTATACATTTGGCCCCTCAACTGGGAAAATTGATTTGCGGGAACAGCGTCGAGAATTGCGCTTGAAATTCGTGTCCAATGTAGCCGGTGGTGATTACCAACTTGGCAAAGTTATCCTTAACGCCGATCTCGGCGACGTAAGACCGTACTGATGGCTGAAATACTTAACCCCGCGCAGGTCTACGATCCTCGCTATCACACTTTCGAGTCGTGGGCGAGTCTGATGTGCGAGCTGTACGCTCCACAACAGCTCTCGATTCCTGATGCCAACACTGATTGGAAAGATTGGGGTGCAGGACTTAAATCTATTGACGTGTTTGCTAATGAAGGTATTCCCGGACCGTATCAATTCGATGACTGGCACGAATGGGCTGAGCAACTCGTGAACGCTGTTAACCCTGCGGTGAGCTAATATGGCACTTAGCAATAGATACAACTACGTTTACGAAGACAGTCCGGATTACAGTGATGTTTATGTAAACGCGTATCTGGACTATTTCAGAAATGCGGGGTATGACGAAGCGGAGGTTCAGCAATTTGCCGTCGATGCTTTTGGTTCTCCGGTAAACTCGGGGTCTACTGGTGCTTTAAGTCAAGCAACAGCTGGAGCGGATATATCTAGTGTTGATACCTCCAATGTATCCAACACTAGCACGTCGAGCCAAACTGGCAATACGGATTCGACGCGTACTGGTGCGCTAAGCCAATTATCAAACACAGTTGATTCATCTGTGGCTGACTCGACGACGCAAGCGGGTTCGACTGCGAACAACAATCAGCTAAGCGGGGTGATTTTGGCCGGTGCTAGTTGGATGGCCGGAGACGAGAAAACCGCACTCGCTGAACAAGCCTTTGGTCAAGATGTGACGAATGTCGCGGTAGGCGGCCAGACGACTTCAGATGTCCTGAATCAATTAAACGTCTTTGAGAGAGATGGGGGCACATTTGCACCGGGTACCACTGTTGTGCTAGACGTTGGTGCTAACGATATTGCCCAAGGTGTTGACGAAAACGTTATTCGCAGTAATTTAAACGAAATTGTGTCTAGACTCGGCGATCAGGGTGTTACCGTCATTCTGTCTGGTCAGCCCGAGGCGCATTCGTACGAAGAGGCAATCGCACGGACAGATCTGGCGATGGACGATTTGTACAGTGATATTGCGGCGAACAATTCGAATGTGACTCTCGTCGATGCGATGTCGGGGTTCCTTAATCAAAAGGACTTAATGGACGCGTCCGGGTTCCATCTTAATAGTGATGAAGCGAAGTTAGCGTACCTGAACAAATTCGCGGATGCATTTGACAAGCTTACCC